ATGAATGATATTATACAATACTTTATAGGGGCTGTCTGTCCCGTTTTTGACGGTGTTATGCCGGACTGGAAAGAACATATTGAAATTGTCTGTGTTTATGGTTCTTCTGTTTGCCTTATGGGTCTTGTAACTCTCTATACTGTGCTTTCCCTTGTCAAAACTTGTTTATCCGCTTTTGCTCGTCATGTTTCCGGAGGTGTTCGTTAATGTCTTTTAATCCATTCGAAACAACGTACAAGCTTTCACAAAACAGCATTGATTTTGTCGCCAACCAACTGCACACTATTGTAGACGGTCTTTTCCCTTTTCTTTCTGAGGAAGAAAAAGCAACCGAGCCGTTTACACTTCCTGTTTCTTTCTATGCTGACGGCATAACATATCTTGCTAAGGGTGTTTATGAGCCTTCGTATCAAGGTACTTGTTTTGGTCTTGCCACTTGTCACATTGCTTTAACTCCGGATACTCTTTCCGGTACTGGTGATATATTCACGGATTGGTCTATCCATGATTTTAACGTAAGCCAAAACCCTATTCCAAACAGTCCTTGGCCTTTTTTCTTTAATAACAGTAATAGCAATACTGTTAACAGAGATTATTTTTATAATTCACTTATGTCATACACTCTCAAACCTTCTTCCGCTCCCGCTTCAGCATCATGGAGTGGCGGCTCTTATATTGCTCGTTATAGTTCGCCGTGGGCTTATTTTACCACATATAACAATAATAATGCTACAAGTTATACTCTTGACCTTAGTCCCTTTATTCATTATAGTTTTCCTCTTACTGTCAATACTTCCAACTATCGCGTTTTTGACCAAACACAAGAAACATTTTTTGTACGTTATTACACTGATACCCTCAACACAACTGTAAAAACAAACCTTGATATAAGTTTAACAAAGTATCGTTATGACTATACAGATAATTCCGGTAATTCGAGAACCGTTTATTATACCTATGATGATGACATTACACAGCTTACAATTCAACAGCCGGATTTTCCTATCAGTTTTGATGATATTCAAGGGCTTTTCAATACTTCTGTTATTCCTTCTCTTGTTAATATAATGCCTGTCGGCTCTTTCTCTCCGGATGTTTCTTTCCCTTCTTTCTCTCAACCAGTGCCGCCGCCTTTTGCCTATATTGAACCTATTGAAGAACTTAATTACAGCTTAGAAATGCCGGATGCATCAGACTATTTAAGCATAGATGCTGTTTCTCGTCCTCTTTCTATTGCTGCTGACGGTATCGGTTATTTTTGGGATGCAATAACTAGCCTTGGCTTTGCTCCTTGCCTTGGTTTTTGCTTAGTTGCAACCCTCGTTATAAAAGGTCTAAGAGGTGATTAATTATGATTGATACAACAGCTTCAAATGATATTATTGTTACTACTCAATACGCTGTTGATTATTACACACAGCATAGTAATTTTTTAAACAGTATCGGCAGAAATGTTAATAAGTTCGTTGACTTCTGTAATTCTGTCAGTGATGCAATAGTTATTCTTTATCAAGATGCCTTTACAGATTTTCCGCCGTTCTTCGTTCTCTTAGTTTCCATTTCAGCCGCTTTTACTGTTTACTATTTTCTAAGGGGGTCACGCTAATGGACTTAACCGAAATATTTGATTTAATTATTGATATTGTTGTTATTATAGAGGATTTTTTTAATGATTTACGTATTACCATTTTTGATAAAAATTTATCTTTTATCGATATTGTATGCGTTGCCGCTGTGTATTCGCTTATAAATTATATTGTTTATGGTGAGGAGGATAACGAATGATTTATGAGGTTTTTGGTCTTCCACGTTCGGGCAAAACTACTTTTCTTACTTCCATTGCCCAAAGAGCCGCCACAAGGCGAAGCGTGGCGGCTCTTGGGAGAAAGTATGACCGTGTGTATACAAATTTTCCTTGTGACGGTTGCTATAAGATTGACTTTGATAGCTTGCCTTACTTTGATTATAGCGATAGCTTAGTTATCATTGACGAAATAAGTTTATATGCCGATAACAGAAAATTCAAAGACTTTAACGCTGACCTTCTTTATTTTTTTAAGCTCCACGGTCACTATAAAATGGATTTAGTGTGGTGTTCTCAAAGTCTCAATGATGCTGATAAGAAAATCAGAGATGTAACAGATACCATTTTTTACCTTAGACCGCTTGCTTTTTCGTTCAGTTCAATTGTTCAGATTAAACACGCTATTGATTTTAAAGACCGTCAAGTATATGACTGTTATGATGTTGTTCCCCTTTCGTTCCGTCTTTTTTATAGAAAAAAATGGTATAAATATTTTAATAGCTATGAACATAAAGAGTTGCCGGAATATAAATCCGAAAAATGGGTTATGCCCTTCACAGCCCCTGTGACGCTCATTAACCGCCTTGTATGTTTACCCATAAAAGTATACCACCACATACTCCAAAGTTCCACCAAGCTAAATTTGTCAAAAAAGCATTTTTCTAAAACGTTTAAGTTGTGCAATATAACCAAATCAAAAAGAGGTGTATAATTATGTTCTTTTTTTCCGCTCTTTGTCGCCTTGCCTATGATATTTTCAGCATTCCGGCTTGCTCCCTGTGTCTTACCGTAGGGGTTGGGGTTGTCCTTCTTGTTATGGTCTACCGACAGATAACACCGTATCATTGACTTACGTAATATATTACAATGTAATACTTGTAATACACCCCCCTAAAAAATAATTTTTGCGACCCTTGACGAATTTCGTTTTTTGAATATAATAAAACTTAAGAGAATGGGCAACTTGCCAGTTCATAACCGGATGCCTCGGCACCTTAGCTATTCTGCAAACTGCCCATTCTCTCTATTAACGAAAAAAACCAAAAAACGGAATTAGTCAAGGGGTTCACAGCAAAAAATATTTTTTACGCATCAAGTAAACTGTTTTATCTCAGCCGCCCGGTTCGGCGGCTGTGAGTGTGCGGTAGGTCCGGAAGGCGGCAAGCCTTCCGCAGTCTTAAGACTGACCAAAATATAACAAAAGAGAATAGCCGGCACAAAGGGAGCGAGCGCAGCGAGTACTACGCCCCCTTTGTGCGCTCCCTCTCCGTGTATGTAAAAAAAATATACATTTTGCTTTTCCTTGCATTTACCTTATAGTAATTGTACACAAAAACCGATATAAGCAGCATATACTTTTTCTGTGCGTTTTTTACAAACTTAAAAAATGCTATTGACATATCTTTTTATGTGGTGTATAATACTAAACATAGACAGCAAGCCGCACACACCGAGAAAAACCCGTGTAGGAGAATTCAAGTATCTTACATTCAAAATAGTTTTAGTAGGTGGCTAGGGTGCTTTATGTGTGGCTGAGAGCCTTTATTAAAAAAAAAAAAAAATAAGGCGGTCTATAAAATGAGTAAAAAAATATTGTGTTGCGGATGTGTATGTTATCCGGAAAGCGTATGTGAAAACTTCTTCGAAAAACTTAATTCAACTATTGATGTTGGCTATAAGTACATTTTACATGATAAAGATGTTGACAAAGACGGAAATTTAAAAAAGCCGCACTATCATATACTTTTTCAATCTATACTTACTGCCACACATTGGAAAGCTTTTTATTCTCTTGCTAACGTAAAACATCACGAAGATTTCTTCAGTCCTGACGGTGCTGAAAAATATTTGTCCCATGAGGATAACGAAGATAAACATCATTATGATAAATCTGAGGTTAAAACTTCTGATAACTGGGATGCTGATATTTGGGATGATTTACTTGAAAAAGAGAAAAAGCTTAAAGAAAAATCCGAAGATGCCGATAATGTTCTTTTTGATATCATTCAAGCTATTGAAGAACATAACATACGTAATATAAGACAGCTTACTAAGTGGGTCATGTCAAATATGGATAAATCCGCTATTAGCGTTGTTGTTAGTAAATCATATTTTTTTAATACTTACATGAAGGATGTTGACTGATGAAAATAATTAGAGAAAGCACATATAATCCGCATACTGATTGCAAAACTTGTATTACTACTTATATCGCCGAAACTATAAAAGAATATAGAGTGTGTAAAGCTGTTCTTACTCGCAATGGTTACAGATTTTTAAAATTACTCGGTGATAAGGGTAATAAATCAACGTTAAACACTATGTTTTATAACATTTATAATGATAAATACGAACATAAAAAATGTTTCGTTAAATTATATCTCATTGATTACATGGAGGGCTAAAAATGGAAAACAAACACGAATATTCAGAATACGTTTTAGAGGTGCTTGAAAATAGTGGTACTCTTGATAACGGAAAGGCATGGTCAAATTATACTATAGTTACTTGCATTCACCGTGACGGTATACCTTGGAAAACTGAATTTTATAAAGGTTCACCGGCTCACCTTGACA